TAAAAGGAGTATAAAACAATTATGGCACAACACGATTACGATATAGCGAACCAATCTTTCCCAGCTTTTAGAACAGATTTAAACAATGTTCTAGGTGCTATTAATTCATCTAATTCAGGAACTTCAAGACCAAGTTCTGCTGTCGCTGGAACAATTTGGCTAGATACATCTGGTGGTGCAACTGCAAATACTTTAAAATTTTATGATGGTGCTGATGACATATCTTTAGCAAATATTAATACTACTGCTAACACAGTAGATTGGCTTGATAGTTCAGTTGTAGCAGATTTAGTGAATGACACTACTCCACAATTAGGTGGCAACTTAGATACAAATTCACATAATATTGCAATAGATGATGCTCATGGAATATTAGATGAAAACAGTAATGAGCAATTAATATTTCAAACAACAGCTTCAGCAGTTAATTATTTAGAAGTAACAAATAGTGCTACAAGCAATAACCCATCTATATCTGCAACAGGAAGTGATACTAATGTTGGAATAGAATTTAGCACAAAAGGAACAGGGGCTATTAAATTTAACGATCTAGCTTATATACCTCAACAAGCATTAACATCATCATCAAATGCTGTTGCTTGGGATACACAAGCTAAACCAAACGCATATCATTTAACAACAGAAAACACTACTTTCTCTGCACCAACTAATCCTGTTGAGGGTGCTTTTATTTGTGTAGAAATTAATTACAATGGTTCACACACAATAGCTTTTAATACTGTATTTGAATTTGCAGCATCAACTGCACCAACATTTACTTCGGCAGATGGTAAAACTGATATATTAGTTTTTAAATACAATGGTGCTATTTGGCAAGAAGTAGGTAGAACATTAAATTTAAGTGAAAGTTAAAATATGTACGCATTAGTAACAGATAACGAAATAACACAAATAATAACAAATCCTAAAACTATGGTTATAGGAGATGTAAGATACCCAGCTAAAATATTTCAATTATGGTCAGCTTCTGAATTAAATGCAATAGGTATTTATGAAGTAGTAACTGATTCATCTAATTTTAAAGATGAGAAGTGGTATATCAACACAAATGAATCTTATGCTTTTGCAGACAATCAAGTTACAAGATCATGGGGAACTGCTACACCTAAAGCACACGCAGATAGTTTATGGACACAACAAGATTCAGATGATGGAGATTTACCAAGTGATAAATCTGTTGGAGATGTAAAAACAGAGGGTTTAAAAACAGTTTTAATTAAAACTTTAAAACAACAAGTAGCTGGAATATTATCTAATACTGATTGGTACATAACTAGAAACACAGAAAAATCTACTGCTATACCATCTTCAATATCTACTTACAGAGATGCTGTTAGAACTAAACAAGCAGAAATGGAAACTGCAATTACAAATGCAAGTGATACTCCAGCATTAGAAACTTTATACACATACACAGAACAAGAAGATGGTACTGTAACAAGACCATTAGGTGAACTTCCAATATTGGAGAGTTAATGATTATTCTTGGAACTAACTCCATAAAAGATACAGGCTATGATGTAGCTAATTCATGTAGATTTAATGGTGGTAGTAGTGATAGTTTAAATAGAACACTTGGAACACCAACAAATAACAAAAAATATACTATTTCAACTTGGGTAAAAAAAACAAAAAATAGTGGAAATGTTAATGGTAATGCTCAATCTTTAATGGGTACAATTGGTGGTGATGATACATATTTTGAATTTAATGGTAGTACAGACCAATTATTTTTTGGTGAATATAGTAGTAGTGCATGGCAAATAGAAATAAAAACTAATAGAGTATTAAGAGATGTTTCAGCTTGGTATCATATAGTTTTAGCAGTAGATACTACACAAGGAACAGAAAGTAACAGAGTTAAATTATATATAAATGGAGTTCAAGAAACTTCTTTAGCACAAACAAATTATCCATCACAAAATTTTAACACAAAATTAAATAGTGCTAGCAATCATTATATTTCAAATAATGGAAATATTGGTGGTGCATATGCAGCATATTTAGAAGGATACCTTTCAGAATACTGTCTTATTGACGGAACAGCATTAGACCCAACATCATTTGGAGAATTTGACGAAGATAGTGGAATATGGAAACCAATAGATGTATCTGGTTTAACCTTTGGCACAAATGGATTTTATTTAGACTTTGAAGATAGTTCAGCTTTAGGAAATGATGCTGCTGGTTCTAATAACTTTACAGTTAATAACCTTACAGCAATAGATCAATCTACTGATACTTGCACAAATAATTTTGCAACATTAAATCCTTTAGATAGAGCAAATGGTACTACTGCTATAGTATCTGATGGAAATTTAACTCTTGCACATTCTGGTGGTACTAATGGTTCTCACACAATGTTAAAAAGCACATTAGCTGTATCAAAAGGTAAGTGGTATTCTGAATATAAACAAACTGTTAATGGTGGAACAAATAGATTTGGAATTATAGACATAGCACAAATTAATTATCCTACAAGTACAAATCCTTATGTGGGGTCTTTTTCTGGTGGTTATGCGTATCAAAGTGATGGCAATAAAGAAAATAATAATGTTGATTCTAGTTATGGAAATAGTTATTCATCTGGAGATATTATTGGTGTGGCTTTTGATTCAGATAATGGTAATATATGGTTTTCTAAAAATGGTACTTGGCAAAACTCAGCAACGATTTCAGAGATTGAAGCTGGTACAACAACTAATGCTGCTTTTACAGGAATAGATACATCTAAAAATTATGGTTTTGCTTCATCTCCATACAATAATGGAGCTGGAACTCACAATTTTGGCTCTCCATCTTTTGCAATCTCATCAGGCAACACAGATGGTAATGGCTATGGAAACTTTGAATATGCAGTACCTAGTGGATATTATTCACTTAACACAAAAAATTTAGCCGAATATGGATAGGAATTAATTATGGCTTATACAACAATAGACAAACCAACAGATTATTTTAATACTGTTCTTTATACTGGTAATGGTTCTACACAATCTATTACTGGAGTAGGTTTTCAACCAGATTTCATATGGTTAAAGTCAAGAAATAATACTTATGATCATTTTTTATATGACGCAGTAAGAGGTCAAGGAAAATATCTTCAATCAAATAAAAATTATGTTGAAGCTGATACAGACCAAATGACTTCTTTTGATAGTGATGGTTATACTGTTGGGGTTACTGGTGGTGTTGCTACAAATGGAAGTGGTAGTACAATGGCATCATGGAACTGGTTAGCAAATGGTGCAGGTTCAGCTAATACAGATGGTTCTATAAGTTCTACTGTTAGTGCTAATACTACAAGTGGATTTAGTATTGTGTCTTATACAGGAAATGGAAATGCTGCTTCAACAGTAGGTCATGGATTAGGTGCTATTCCAGCTATGGTTATAATTAAAACAAGAAACACAGCAACTTACAATTGGTATGTAAAACACAAATCTTTAGCATCTAATAATAATGTTTTTTTAAATTTAACAAATGGTACTACTGACGTATCATCTCAATCACAAGGTGGAATAGGAAATTTAGATAATTCTAGTACATTTAGTTTTGCAAATGGTAGTACTGGAATTGAAAGTGTAAATAAATCAAGTGATACCTACATTGCCTACTGCTTCGCAGAAAAACAAGGCTACTCAAAATTTGGAAGCTATACAGGTAATGGAAATGCTGATGGTACATTTGTTTATACAGGATTTAAACCAGCATTTACCATAATTAAATCTACTGGTTCAGATCAATGGTCTATGTTTGATGCAAAAAGAAATCCATTTAATGAAGTTGATAATAATATTAGAGCAAATAGTAATGCTGCTGAAGCAGATCAAGCTAATAAAGAAGTAGATTATTTGAGTAATGGAGTAAAACTTAGAACTTCAAGTGGAGAATGGAATACTTCTGGTACACAATACATCTACATGGCTTTCGCTGAAAATCCATTTGTAACATCAACTGGTGTACCAGCTACTGCTAGATAATCAACAAAGGAGATAATCATGCAATTATCAAAACACTTTAAATTAGAAGAATTTGAAAAGTCCTCTACTGCAATTAGGCTTGGTATTAAAAACAAAGCTGGTAGTGGAGAAATTAAAAACCTTACTGATTTATGCTATGGAGTGTTAGAGCCTGTAAGAGCAAAGTTTGAAAAACCAATTATTGTTACATCTGGCTATCGTAGTGAGGAATTATGTGTAGCTATTAATTCTTCTAAAACATCACAACATACAAAAGGACAAGCAGTTGATTTTGAAATAGCTGGTGTAAGTAATTTAGAAGTCGCTTTATGGGTTCAAGGGCATTGTTTATTTGACCAGCTAATTTTAGAATATTGGAATGAAGATGAGGGTGCTAATTCAGGTTGGGTACATTGTAGTTTTAATCAAGACTCAACTAATAGGAGAATATTATGCCAAGAGGAATGGGAACATACGGAAGTAAAAAAGGAAGACCACCTAAAAAGAAATCTAAAGCTAAAAAGAAGAAGAAGAAGTAATGAAGAAGAAGCCTATATATGCCAAAGCTAGACCAAAGAAATTAGGTAAGCCTAAGTCTTTTAATAAAAAAAGTAAGGCATATAAATCTGTAAAAAGAAAAGCTGATAAAAAGTTTGGTAAAAAGGTTTCTTTATATAAAAACATCTTCATCTCACAAGGCATCAAAAAATATAAGCCAAGAAAGAAAAAGTAATGACTAAATCTGCTTTACAAAAAATAGAATCACATGAAAAACTTTGTAGAATAATGCAGAAACTAACACACCAAAAAATTAGTATCATTGAAGAAAGAGTAAAAAGATTAGAGAAGATTTTATTAATCTGCACAGGCTCTTTAATTAGTGCTATGGCATATGTCATAGTTACTTTGTTAGATAAGGTCTAAACCTTTACAATTACCTAAAAATAGGTACAAGTATTAATTGCATGAGTCATAAGAGAATATTAATTATATCTGATATGCACATTCCATATCATCACAAAGACGCAATCAAATTTTTAAAAGAAATCAAAAAAGAATTTAAACCAGATAGAATTATTAATATCGGAGATTCTATTGACTTTCACAATATATCTATGCACGACTCTAATCCAGACTTACCTAGTGCTGGAGATGAACTTAATTTAACAAGAAAATATATTAAAGAATTAGAAATAATATTTCCAGATGTTACAGAAGTAGATAGTAACCATTCTAGTTTAGTATTTAGACGAGCATTAAAGTTTGGAATGAGCAAACAATTTATTAAATCTTATGGAGATTTCTTAGGAACTAAAAAGTGGAAGTGGGTAGATAATTTAACCTTAACTATGTCTAATGGCCAGAGGTGTTTTTTTACTCATGGTATGAGTGCTGATATTTTAAAAACGAGCCAAGCTATGGGAATGAGTGCTGTGCAAGGACACTACCATACTAAATTTGTTATCTCTTGGTGGGCTAACCCAGATAACCTATTCTTTGGAATGAACGTAGGTTGTTTAACAGATCAAAAATCAATGGCATTTGAATATGCTAAAAATTTTAGAACTAGATTTATACTTGGTTGTGGAATTATCCTAGATGGAGTTCCAAGACTACTTCCTATGGTTTTAGATAAAAAAGGGGATTGGATAGGTAAAATTGTCTAGGTTAAAGGCTCATAGAAGCGATTTAAAGGCTACTGACAAGCAAATAGGTGGTAAGCACTATAAGGAGTATAAAATCCAACCTATTGAGTTTATAGTCGCAAATAAACTTGATTTCATACAAGGTAATATTATAAAATACGCACTCCGAAATAAGGACGGAGAAAACCCTGATGAGAAATGGGATAAGATTATTCACTATTGTGAATTAGCAAAAGAGTTGCAAAATAAAAAATAAGGAATATTAAGCCTGAATGAACTTTACTCATTTAATTTATTCTGCTCTTGTGTTATATTGGATTACATTATTATTTTTAACAAGTAATACTTATTTATGATATTTAGTTTATTAAATAACCCACTTACAAAATTAGCAGTTGGTAAAGTAACTGACCATTTTAAACACAAAGCTGAAAAAGTTAAAACAATAAGAGCAGCAGAAATAGAAGCTGCTAAAGATGTTGATATAACAAGAATTAAAAGTCAAGATAAAAGTTGGAAAGACGAAATATTAATGGTATGGCTTATATCAATGTTAAGTACAGGGTGGTTTGAAAGCACTAGAGATAACTTTGAAGAATGGGTAAGAATTATAAATGATTTACCTGATAGTGTTTGGTATTTAGTTATTATTGTATTTACTGCAACATTCTCAACTAAAATGACAGATAAGGTTTTAAACAGGAACAAAAAGAAGTAATATGTCCTGATGGACAAAATAAAAGTTGATGCTGTAATTACTGATTTAGAAATACAATTAGAAACCTCAAACAATCCACTAGGCAGTTATATTCATTTCAAATTTATAGATACTTTTCCACACTTTACAAAAGTTAATAACATGATTGAAGAAATCAAAAAAAGAGAAGATGTAGATTTAATTAATTATGAATATTCTTATACAAGTATTAAAAAAGATACTGACCTTAAATATTTTGAAATAACTAGAAATTAAATCTAGGGTGGAGAGAGAGAGCAAACCACCCTTAGACCAAATTATTAACTCTCGCTAATAACTCTATTCACTAACTGATTAACAAAGGGAACTAAATCACAATTCTCGTTAGTGAAATTCATTAAACTTTACTATTCAAAGCTAAATCTCTTTTTAACTCTGATTGTTTTAAACTTACATATTTATCAAGGTTGTTATAATGATAACGACAACGAATAAGTTGTTCTTCAGCTATTGCATATTGTTCTACAATCGCTTTATATTCTTCATCTGTTCTGGCCTTATGTTCAGCTTCAATAACAGTTTTAGAATCTAACTTATGTTTTAAGAAACATTTAGAATAAGTTGCTTTACGACCCTCATCAAGAACGATTGCTCTTTTATGAGCATTTGACCACTCTTGAGAAGCTAACTCTAATTCTTCATATGACTTATTACTTAATAGATTGCTCATTCTTTTTCTCCTTTAACATATATTTTATTGTAGTTGTAGTAGGGTCAAATTCTAATTTATCACAAGACATTAACCCTATTGATATAACTATAATAAATATTATTGATACAATTTTTACTACAAGTCTATTGTATTTTCTATGTATTGGTTTTCCAAATATAATCATGGGTGGTTTAACATTGATTCAGCTTCTTCTTCCAACTGCTTTATCTGTTGTTTAAGATGTTTGTTTTCTAACTCTAACTTTTCAGACATCTCCCTATGCTTTTTATTTTCCATGTATAAAGCTTGGATTTCTTCTAGTTTAAAAGCAAAATCCTTTTTTAAATTATGAATCTCGCTTACAAGTGCTTTGATTTGTATTTCTGTATCTGTCATAATTAAAATGGTATTTCATCATCAGTTAAATCAGACATGCCAATAGGTTGAGCATTGTCTGGTGCAAATTGAGTGGCCTGTGGTGGCATAGATTGACCTACTGTTTTCATTCCATCTATATTAACACTAGGTTTGTAAGGTGGAATCATAATATAACTTAACTTCATTTGAGTATCTCCTTTATCGTATGGTTTTGGAGTTTCTATCATTTGAGTTTTAGCATACCATTTAGGTGTATGACCTCTTTTCGCAAAGTTTTGAACTCCCTCTGTCATATACCATTCATTAAATTGTGATAGCTTATATTTTTTCTTTGTTAAGCTACAAGTAAATAGACTTTCAGCATTTGCCTTATATTCATACTTGGGCGATTTTTTGCCTGTCGGATTTAAGTATAAATCTAAAGCACAGTAATCATTATTTGATTTATTTTGTTGATACATTTTTTTTTCCTTTTTTTAGTTTGTTGTACTCATTGTTTCTTTTCAAAAAATCTCGTTCAAAAGTATCGAGAAATTTACAAGCCTTAAACCCTTTTAAATAACTTGGTTTAGGCTCATACATACGCAAAGATATTTCCTCTGTTGAATCTTTGGGTATCTTGATTATTCCATAACTATCTATTTTTAAGTTACTAGAATCTTCTATCAGCTTTTTATATGTAGCAATTTGTATTGGTTGATCTGGGTAAAATGCTTTAGATGTTTTAAAATCTAATAATATAGTTTTACCTTTTTTATCCTCGACAACAGCATCAAAAGTACCACACACATCTAGTTCTTTTGAATAACAAGTTTGCTCTGTTGCTAATACTTTATAACCTTTACTATCCCACCATTTTGTGAACTTACCAAACATAGTCATTAAAGGTTCTGTTGTAGGAGGTACAACTTTTTTACCATTAATATAATCTTCACAATAAGAGTGCATTAATGTTCCTGTTGTTGCATCTTTAATTTCAAGTTCTGCAATTTTCTTTTTAAGACTATCAATGAAGTTATAGATATAATCTTTAGACTTACCCTCGCTTTCTAATTGCCATTCTAAAGCAGTTAGAGGTAATTTTTTAGCCCAAAGCATAAGTGGTGCTTTACCGAATCTAGCACTTATTAATGTAGTAACACCTCTTTTAGTTTCTCCATTAACTTTGTATCTATACCTTTTATCTAAAGGTCTAAACTCAATTATATTTTTGTGTTTATCTTCTCTCGTTATTACTGACATTTTTCTCTCCTTTATATTGTTTTTTGTTTTCTGCTTTAGAAACACATACTCTGTTATATTCTTCAATAAATGTTTCTGTGCTTAAATTATAATTGCTTATAATTTTATTCATGGCTTTGATTCTTTTATCTTGCCACGTAGTCTTGTTTAAACGGATATACATTATTTCCATCTCTCCTTTTTGTTATAAATGTTAAGTTAGCATCTAATATCGGTTTTATGAAATAGTCAAATGAAACATCAAAATATTCCGATAATTTTTTAAGGTTAATTGCCTTACATTCATTAGTTCCACGTTCATATTTTTGAATCTGCTGGAATGTAATATTAATTGCTTTGGCCACTCTAGTCTGCGTGTAACCTCTCATAAGCCTAATCTTTTTTAGCTGCAATCCTACAATCTTAGTAAAGATTAACTCATCATCTTTTTCACTTATTCTCCATTGAGCCATTAACTCAAATTATTTTTTTATCAATTTCTTTTATTAATCTATTGTTTTCATTAATTTGTTTTAATAGAATAATTTTGTAAGCATATAATTCAACAATACTTGCTTCTTTAACATTAAGCTGCATTTTTCTCTCCCATATAGTTATATTTGTTATTAATTCGTTCTAGCCAATCAGAATAGAAATCTAATCTGTAATAGTATTCATTATAGAAATCTAATTCATGTTTAATAAGATCAGAGTCAGTATTAGTAGAAATTTCTTCTCTGTATTTAAGGTCTAAGTATTTAAACTTTAGCTTTTCCATTAAATATTTGTATTGGTGTTTTTTAATTAAGGACACTATGACCTCTCTTGGTTAAACATTTTCTAACAATAGACTCGTATTTTGTGTCCATTGTTGGGCTAACAGACCAATATAAAATATTACTTACAAAGTTTGTATTATCTTTAGCAAGTGTCTTACAATGTAATTGATCGTCAGTTATTAAATTTGCTCTATCACTATCGAATGTACCTGATCTTCCAGCAGTATCAATAATTGGGCGATAGCTACAGGCTTGTAATAAGCAGACAAAGATGGCAATTAAAAGTATGTTTTTCATATCAATATATTTTTTTCCTCTCTATAAAGTTGGTTGATGGTACTTCAAATGATGAAGTTTAAATGCCAACTCCTTTTTTTTCTGTTTCAATTTGAACAGTTTTTCCAGTAACACTTTTTCCTTGTGTGTACTCTTGTCGTACTGCTCTTGAACCTGAAACATTTTTTTTGGGTTCATTAGCTTTCCTTATTTGAGCCACTTGGTTTTCCAAGTAACTATCTACAGGATTGATTAAATCAATTTCGTCCTGTAAATCTTGTAATCCACCAAGAGTCATATCTCGGTGGAAAATCTGTTTAAACTTTTTAGCAATCTCTTTACTAAAATTTGAGTTAGATGGTATTCTCATTATTTGCTCTCCTCTATTGGTTTCCAATTTTTTATTTCTTTTGATAATTTAATTACATCATCAAAATACCAATTTGTATAATCATCTTTTTCTCCATATTTATCTCTGCATAATAAATATCTTTTTCTAGAAATATCTCTAGCTACTTTATATGTATCATCAGAAAGTTCAGTAGGTAATAAATTAGTACCTTTACAAAAACTTGATACTCTTTTACCACCCCACCAAGAATTTGTATGACCATGTGCTCTTAAAGATTTATTTTTAGTTAAAGTAAAACGACCCCAACAAACTCTACAAGTACCTTTTTTCATTACTTCTCTCCCCATATTAAAGTTATTACTATAGATAATGCTAAAGCTAAATAAAAATGTTCCATTATGCTCTTTCCTCTTTACTAATTATTTTTATATTAAAATCTAAAACATTAATAGACTCTCCAACATTTAGATTCCAAATTTTATTAGCAGTTTCAGTAGCATCAGGATTATTACTTGGACTTGTCATATTCCAAACATCTTCTCTAATAAAATGTTACCCCAACAAACTCCACAAGTACCTTTTTTCATTATGCTCTCTCCTCTCATTTAATTGTTTCTTTTAGTTCTCTAATTTGACTAGGTAAAATTTTATAAATTATACCACTTGTTTCAACAACTATTCTTTTTGATTTAAATTCTAAAATAGTTGCTTTGTCATAATTACGATACATTGGAACACCTAAATAACCATTCCATTCTAAAGTAATTGTATCTCCAACTTTAAAGTGACTCATGTTTCTCTCTTTTTTATTAGTTAATGTATTTAACATATAAATAATCTATATTTTTTGAGTTGTATTGTAAATAGTTAATAAATGGCTATTTTACTAGCTTTTTTAACTAATTTAACCCTTACAAGTTTTATTTCTTGTTTTATTTTCAAATCAGATATAAAAAACGAATCAATAAAGATATGAATATAAAAAAAAAAATGTTAGAGAGAACTGTCGCAAGACAAGTATTTATATTTTCATATCATAATACTTCGGCTGATCTGAATACCTCTCTCTTATTTGGGTCAGCCATTAATAGGGAGAATAGAGATGAAACAATTAGATATATTTGATACTGATTACGAGTCTTGTAATTATACTGACACAAGCCAACAAGCACTTGCCACAATAAAACCTAAAATCAAAACTAAAAGAGAACAGGTTTATGATTTTGTAAAACTACAATCATCTACTAATTATGAAATAGCAGATGAATTAGAAATGCCTTTGAGTTCTGTTTGTGGTAGGATTAGAGAATTACAAATTTTAAATTTAGTAGAGGACTCTGGTTTAAGACGAGAAACTAAATATGGAAAACAAGCTATTGTGTGGAAATCTAAATGAATAATTATCAGGTTTTACGCATTTCCTATAATGAAACTAAACCTTTTATTTTAGATATTCATTATGCAAAACGTATGCCAAGTATATCTTATTCATTTGGTCTTTATCTAGAAAATGAACTTGTTGGAGTAGTTACTTATGGTTCTCCAGCTTCTTCATCATTATGTAGAGGAATTGCTGGAGATGATTATAAAAAAATAGTTTTAGAGTTAAATAGGTTAGTATTAAAAAACAATATTAAAAATGAAGCATCTTTTTTAGTATCTAATTCTTTTAAACAACTACCTAAACCAAGTATTATTGTTTCTTATGCTGATACTAGCCAAAATCATACAGGGTATATCTATCAGGCTACTAATTTTATATATACTGGCTTATCAGATAAAAGAACTGAATGGAGAATGAAAAATACTAATAAGCATAGTAAAACAATTTGCGAACAATACACTTTGGAAGAAAGAAAAAATAATCCTGATAAATTTGAAGTAATAGATAGACCTAGAAAACATAGATACATTTATTTTATTGGTAATAAAAAAGATAAAAAAACACTTATCAATAAATTAAAATACCCAATATCAAAATATCCTAAATTTAATAATAAGAATTATTTAACTGATACTGATATTCAAACACAAGGATTGCTAATATGAAAAAACCACCTACAAAAGCCGAGAGAGAGCATATGAGCAAGGTTGCTAGTTTAGGGTGTTGGGTATGTCAAAGACCAGCTAATGTGCATCACATACGTCCCATTGGGCTAGGAATAGGCAGAAGATCAAGCCACTACGATACCATTCCACTTTGCTACGAACATCATCAAGGACAATTCAGTATTCACAACTGTAAGCAACAGTTTGAAGATATGTATGGGAAAGAAACTTTTATATTACAGCAAGTAAAAAAATTAGTAGCAGACATGGAACAATCAAACGACTTATTTAATTTTTACAACAAACACAAGGGAGAAATATAATGGCAGAAATGAGAGATGAACACTTTGAAGTAATATCTAACAATAGAGCAAGAGAGTACGAGAAACAAAAAAAGACTAAAAACATAATTAAGACTCTGTTAAACAGATATACAAAAAAACAATTAATCGAGATGATAGAGAAAGAGAGTAAGAATGCAAAGTAGAAAATCAGGATATTTCATAGTTTATCGAGATGTATGGAAACACAAAGTCTTTAAGAATTTAATTCAATCTAGTATTTGGCTTTATATGATTAGTTCAGCTAGTCATCAGGATAAGACTTTAAGATTTTTAGATAATCCAATCTTTGTTAAAAGAGCAGAGTTAATATTTCCATTGAGAAAGAACTCAACAATTTGGGGAATAAGCTATTCTGAAATGAGAACTTTAATCTTAAGGTTGAAAAGACGAGGCATGATTACCACTCGTTTGCACCACCTACAGCCCACCAACAACCACCCTAGCCGAAAAATAACGATAATAAGTGTTATAAACTACGACAAATTTCAGTACCTAGATGAAACGCAACCACCTCACGACCACCTATCGCCTCATACTAATAAACAAGTAACTAATAAACAAATACTAAATACTGTTGTTAAAAAGTCTAGCAAGGAAGATTATGAAAAAATAGGAGA